GCTCTAGTTGCTCGCATCATGGCAGAGATTGAAGGCACGGATGAGTAAAGACTATTCCAAGCTCAAGGGTAAGGCGGTGCCCCGGCTGTGGACGCGCCCGCTTCGTGAGCTTACCCCGCTAACTACTTTCGGTTTCGAGGCTATCAAATTCGCAGAGCGTGACCTAGGGTTAAATTTGCACCCCTGGCAGAAGTGGTTTTTATTGCACTCGCTGGAGCTGGAGCCGGGCTATGAGACCGGCGACGATTACCCTAAGCTCCGGTATAAAACCGTTGTGCTCTTGGTTTCTCGACAGAACGGCAAATCATTCATTCTTAGCGCGCGGTTGCTGTGGCGTATGTTCATGTGGGAACAACCGCCGGGTGTAGAGCCGATTCTGATTCTAGGCACAGCGCACAAGCTGTCACTAGCGGAAGAGATTCTAGACGCGGCACACCGCACCGTGAAAACGTCAGAGATGCATGACCGACTAGCGCAGAGGTCTAATACTAACGGCAACAAGTTTTTTATGTTGGATAATGCCGCGCGTTGGAAGTGCGAGGCGGCATCAGATGACGGCGGGCGCGGCCTAACCGTAACTGATCTAGCGTTCGACGAGCTACGCCAGCAAAAGGAGTGGAGCGCGTGGGCAGCTATGACCAATACGATTAACGCCGTGCCGTCTAGCCAGACTATCGCCGTGTCCAATGCAGGCGAGGCAAAAAGCGAGGTGTTGCGCTCGCTCCGTGCTAAAGCGCTTGAGGAGATGGACGCGCGGGCGGCGACAGAGAAACGCGGTGAAGATTATTCGCCGTCCGACCCGTCGCTAGGACTCTTTGAATGGAGCGCCCCGGACGATTGCGACATCTGGGACACAGACGGATGGTGCCAAGCTAACCCATCGCTGGGATACCCGAACGCGATTACGGGCGACATGCTCGCATCGAAGGCCGCGCTAGTTGGTGAACCGGGTGCGGGTCTACCGGAACACAAATTTAGGACTGAGAATCTTTGCCAGTGGGTGAACGTCACCGCCGATTCGCTGTTCAGCTCCGAGGAGCTGGAAGCGTGCCTAGACCCTGAATCTGAGATAGCACCGGATAGCCCGGTGTATCTTTCGGTGGACGTTTCGCGCGATAGGAAGATGACGAGCCTAAGCATTGCTGGTTTCCGTGATGACGGAAAACCACACGTTGAGTTCGTAACTCAACGAGCGTTTACCGAGTGGGTACCGGAATTTTTGGCTAATGGGCTTGCGTTCAAGCCCGCCGCCGTGATTATGCAGGGGCGCGGCTGTGCTGCATCGTCGCTAATCCCGTTCATTGAACAGGCGGGTACGCCGGTTGTCCGGTGCGAGGGCGGCGACCTCCCCAATGCCTACGGTCTTTTTTATGATCGCGTGATGGAGAAGTCGGTTTCATGGATTGAGCAGGAAACGCTCATAGGCGCGCTCTCAGAGATTCGCACCAAATCGACCGGCGACGCATTTTTGTTCAATCGCGAAAAATCCCCGGTGGACATTGCCCCGGCGTGCGCCGCCGCGTTCGCCCTATGGGGGTTACTGAATAGCGTTGCAGGGGCGAAAAAAGAAAGCGCGTATAATAGCGGTGAAATGTGGTATAAGCAAGAAGAAGTAGAGGATGAAGGGGGTAAATGGTGGTAGCGCCTGGTATTAGTAATATCGGTCATATTATCGTTGATGCTTTCCGCTCCCGTACCCCGCGTACGGCGGCGGCATGGGACGGGCGACCGGTAGATATTTTCGTGAACGGCGGCGGCGGGGCAGATGCAGTGTCACCGCAAAACGCAAGCTATGAATCAATGTACCGCTACCAACCGCACCTACGAACCGCTATTGACTTTCTCGCTTCCAATATTGCGCAGCTGTCGATTCACAGTTTTAAGCGCGGCGGTGACGGTTCGCGCTCGCGTGAAACCGAGTCGCTGGCACACGCCCGCCTGTCGGTGAACCCGAACCGGTACATGACCGGGTACGAGCTGATCTATAGCTTGGTTGCAGATATGGCGCTCTATAACCGGGCGTATTGGTTTTTCGCACCCGGTGAAGACGGACGAACCGAGATTCACCCGTTCCCGGCGGGCTGGGTATCGCCCGTTTTTGCGGACTTCTCGACGGTTGATTACTATTCGGTGAAGGTGCCCGGCGGTTCCGAGGAGCTGAAAATCTCCCCTGATAATTGTGTCGCGTTCAACGGCTGGAGTCCCGGGCTAACGTCCCCGTCGTCCCCGGTGGATTCTCTCCGTTTGGTGCTGGAAGAGAATTACCATTCGCGCCGGTACCGTGTGCAGTTTTGGCGTAATCATGGCCGCGTGGGTACGTATCTTTCCCGTCCGGTGAACGCGCCGGATTGGGATAATACGGCGCGCCGTCGCTTCTATTCCATGTGGGAAGATTTTACGTCGGATACCGGCGCGCGCGCCGGATCTACCCCGCTTCTTGAAGATGGCATTGAGATTAAATCTAATGCGTTCAAGAGCGCAGATGAGGAATGGGCGGACTCCGTGCGCCTGTCCTTGCAGACCGTGGCACAGGTCTATCAGATCCCGCCGGGTATGGTTGGTGCTGATTCGACTGAATCCTACGGCAGTTTGAAAGAGCGTAACCGGATGCTGTTCAAGAACACTCTAGGCTCGCGTATTCGCTTTATCGAAGACCGCATCAATGCATTTGTTTTGCCGCTACTGGGAATTGATAATACGGAATTTTTCGTAGAGTTCAATACCGAGGGCATGTTACGCGGCGACTTCGAGACGCAGGCAGCTATCATGTCCACGGCAACCGGCGGCGCTTGGATGACTCGCAATGAATCCCGCGCGCTAATGAATTTGCCTCCGCTTGACATGCCCGGTGCTGACGAGCTGATTACCCCGCTAAACGTCGTGGTGGGTGGGCAGACCTCACCGCAAGACGGCGGCACCGCTTTTCAGGGCGGCGGAAAAAACCGAACGGACATTCTAAAATTCTTGGAGCGGTGCGACCGCATCAAGGCCGCGCGCGGGATTGATGATATGCCCTGGGATAGGCTCACCCGTGAGCTGACTGATGACCTGGACGGCAACGCAGAATTTGCAAAGGGCATTACCGACGCGCTCGCTAAGATGCAGGGCGGCGCGTTCGTGGACATGATTACTGCATTTGAGGAGAAAACGAATGACCATTCAGTTTAAGGATGCTACCGGATTCAAGGAGACCGAGGACGGCAGCGGCATTTTTGAGGGTTACGCCTCCGTGTTCGGCAACGTCGATAGCTACGGTGACAAGGTGATGCCCGGCGCGTTTACTAAGTCGCTGGCTAAGTCGTTCCCGAACGACGGCGCGGGTATCCCGTGCTATTGGTCTCACCGCATGGATGATCCCGAGTTCATTCTAGGCAAGACCATTAGCGCGGTTGAGGATGAGCACGGTCTCAAGGTGCGTGTAAGCCTTGACCTTGATAATCCGAAGGCGGCGGCCGCGTATCGTGCGTTGAAGGCGGGCGCGGTGAATCAAATGTCGTTCGCATATGAAGTCGTGGACTCGCATTTTATCCCTGAGAAGGGTGCTAAGTTCGGCGGCGTGAACGAGCTTCGAGAACTGAATATTTTTGAAGTCTCCGTAGTGCAGATTGGTGCGAACACCGCCACGAGTATTGACATGGTAAAATCGGCAATGAAGAACGACGATTCTATTTCTATTTCTACCCCCGGCGCTATCGAGCAGCTGGAAGAAGTAGTAGACGTTCTTCGTAATATTATTGATTCCGCTAAGGCTGATAGTAGTGATGAGGAGCTGGATACGGCGGGTGACTCAGAGGAACCGGAAACGGTCAATGAGCAGACCCCCGCGCCGGTCAAGTCGTGTACGCTCTCAGACTCAGAGCGCGAATATTTCAAGAACATTTTCAAGAAGTAAAGGAGTGGATATGTCCGAGACTAAGACTATTCACGAGCGCCTGGAAGAGGCACGAGTCAAGGGCGCGGCAGAGCTGGAAGCCGTAGAACGCGGTGAAGGCGACGTGACCAAGCTCAAGGCAATTAGCGAGGAAGTAACCGAGCTGGAAGCAACTATTAAGGCGGCAGATGAAGCCCGCGCTATGTTTAAGAGCATGGGCACCGCGCGCGAGTCCGTGAAGGCGGCAGAGGTTGAGACCCCCGCCCCGGCTGGTTCGCTGGGTGAACAGGTTGCCGCCGCGTTCATGAAGTCCGGTACTCTTTCGGCTCTGGGTGCGCAGGTTCAGCATACCCGAGGTGAGTTCTACTCTTCTAAGGCGCCGGGCGACCCGACCACCACCGCTAACGCGGTGACCGGTAACGGTCTGACTGTTGCGCTCACCGACGTTGATAAGAACGTTGTTAAGCCGTACATGCTCCCGTTCTCTATCTCTTCGTGGCTGTCGAGCGGCACCCTGTCGGGTAATTCGCTTACCTATTTCGTGGCGAATGAATGGACTAGCTCTAGCGGTCGTCCCGGCGTGGTTGGTGAGAACGGCAAGAAGCCCGGCGCGACCGCGCCCGCGTTCGAGACTAAGACCCTCCCGCTCCGCAAGATCGCGGGCTGGGTTGCACAGTCCGACGAAATGGCAGAAGACGCGGGCTTCCTGTCCTCGCTCATCAACGAGCAGCTTCTGGACGAGCTCAAGAAGGCCGAAGAGGAACAGATCATCTCTGGTACTGGTACCGGTAACGACCTGACCGGTATTCTGTCTACCCCGGGTATTTTCTCCGAGGCTGTAGCGACCACCGCCGCTAAGGACGTGCTGGAAAGCATGTACAAGGTTAAAACCAAGATTGAAGCGGCTTCCGGTCTGTCGGTTGATGCGGTTATCGTGAACCCTGAGGATATCGCCGGTATTCGCCTGGCGACCGACTCTAACGGTCAGTATCTTTTTGGTGGCCCCGCGTACGCGCCGTATGGCAATGGCCCGTTTGTGGCAGACCTGAACGCTTTCGGTGTGCCTATTTACGTGTCTAAGGCGGTACCGCCTAAGACCGTTCTTGTCGGTAGCTCTAAGGGTGCTACCGTGTACCGGAAGGGCGGCGTACGTGTGGAAGTCTCGAATAATGTTAATGATGATTTCCTGTACAACCGCTTCCGCGTCCTCGCTGAGGAACGCCTGTTGCTGGCAGTCAAGCAGCCGAAGGCGTTCGGTAAGCTCACCTTGAAGTAAAACGGTTATTCCTTTTGAGAGGGGGAAATATGCGTTATCCGTCGCTTGCTAACACTAACGTTCCGGTGAATCTTGATGAAGTCGCCGGGGAAATGGTACGCGGCTATTGTGGCTGGCATGTTTCCCCCTCGCTTGAGGAAACGTTTAGGCTTGACGGTACCGGCGGTAACCGCTTCCATTTGCCGAGTAACCATGTGGAGAATGTTTATTCGGTTTCGCTGGACGGCGTGCAGGTGAACGGCTATTCGTTTTCAACGGATGGTTGGGTACAGCTCCCGCCCGGCGTGGTTACCCCGCGTAAGCCGGGCGCTGTGGTTGTGACCGCGCGGCATGGCTGGGATTACGTCCCGGAGGTGCAGTCTGTTATCAAGAGCATTAGGCAGCGTCTCGAAATGGACGCGGGCAATATCACGAGCCAACGCGCCGGTACTCAGTACGTGAGCTACGGCTCTAAGGACGGCGAAAGCACCGGCGGCTATCTCTTGCAGACTGAACGCGCGGCGCTCGCGCCGTACCGACTGGATCAGGTGATCTAGTCATGCTTTCGCTTGCACGGTACAGCACCCCGGCGGTGTTGATTCGTCGCCGTTCCGGTAAGGATTCGCGCGGCTTCCAGACGGTGACCGAGACACGCGAAAACATCAGAGTGTTTATGGATGCTCCGACCGTTTCCGAGGAGTCACCGGCTGGCAAGGCTGGAACACCGGACGTATTGGAGCATGTGCTCTATTTGGAGCCGGGTACGCGGGTTAGCGCCCGTGACCGGGTGGAAATAGAAGGTTCGTTCTTTGAGGTTATCGGTGTGGCACCGCCTATCAAGAACATTTTCACCGGGGCTGTTTTTCACACGGAATGTAAGGTTAGGCGGGTAGAAGCATGACGCGCGACAAGCTTGTTTTCAATGAGAAGGCTCTGAAAGCCTTGCGTAAAGACCCGGCGGTTATTCGTGACCTTGAGAAGCGGGCGCGGCGTATTGCCGCCGCCGCCGGTGGTGAAGACATGGGCTATAAGGTCACGGTTTTGGAGCTGGAAGACCCGCGCGGCGCTGTCTCCGTTATGGCGACCGGACGCGCGGCAGCACATAACCGGAAGCACAATTCACTCATGAGGGCTATTGATGCAGGACGCTAAAATCTGGCGTGTTGATTCGCCGGTTACCGCGTGCTACGCCTATTTCTCAGGCCTGAATCTTAGTGCTACTATCGCGCGTGATGAGGAGCCGCCCGGCTGGGACGGCTCTACCCCGCTAGTGCTCATTCGGGACGGCGGCGGCAACCGGCAAGAGCTGAACCTCCGACATGGCCGCGTAACCGTGGACGTTAGGCACCCTGAACCGGGCGGGGCGTACGATTTAGCGGAAAAGATTCATGAGCTGTTCTGTTTGTTGGTTTTCACTAACGCGCCGGTTATTTTTGATCCGCATAATATCGACTCGCCCGCCTATAATCCGAGTGATTCGCCCCGCGTACCGGCATATACTTTTACCGTGGAAATTGCGGTAAAATCCGAAAATACTATTAGCGCTAATAACATTTAGCGTTTAAATGTTTGGAGATTAAATTATGGCTCTTGACGCTACCTATGTTGCTAAGCCGGTAAATGTCACCGGCGGTATCAAGTTTGCGCCTATTGGCACCGTTACCCCCACTGATCCTACCTCCGTTCTGAACGCGGCTTTTAAGGAGCTGGGTTATGTCACTGAGGACGGTCTCAAGCTGTCGCATGATGCAAGCGACGATAAGATTAAGGTCTGGGGCGGCGTTACTATCCGCACTATCCGCTCTGACTATTCCGCTACCATTACCGGTACTCTTCTTTCCACTCTCGACGTGGACGTTTTGAAGACTGTTTTTGGTGATAATCAGGTTCAGCAGAAGAGCGGCTTTATTGCAATTAAGCACACCTCAGATATTGCACCGGAAAAGGTCTACATTATCGAGACTAAGGATGCTTCTACCGGCGGCCGTAAGCGTTATGTTGTGCCTAAGGGTCAGATTACCGTTTCCGGTGATGTGAACCTGTCTCACAAGGAAATTACCGGCTTTGAGGTGACTATCGAGGCGCTGGCAGACAAGGACGGCGTATGCTACTGGGAATTTGTGGAGACCACCCCGTCTAGCCCGGTTGCCGCCGGTGTTGTAGGCGGCTAATAGCCCTCTTTATTTTTCCCCGCCCGCCCTTTTTTGTTCTGATTTTCGGGGCGGGCGCGGGGATACCCTTTTTTGAAAATCAGACATTCACAGATTGGAGAAAATCGAACATGGCAACTAAGACCCCCGCCGCTTCTCGCGCAGCACGTAACGCAGTCAAGGCTAAGAAGCGCGTGCGTAAGCATGAAAAGAAGTACACCTTTAGCACTTTCGAGACTGATATCTTCGAGGGTGAATTTAAGCTTCCTGTCATGCGACAGATGCCGCATACCTACGCCCTCGCCCTGAATAACGGCGACTTTACCGCGCTGTATTCCTGGCTGGAAGAAGTGGGTGTACCGGCTGAGGATATCGAGGCTATTAAGTCGCTGGATAGCGAAGAGTTCGAGGAATTTTCTAAGGCTTGGGATAACGGCGAACTGGGAAAGTAATAGCCTGTCTCAATTCATTTACCGAGCATGAAGACGAGGTACGCGCCCGGCTTCTTGAATTGGGTTTGAATTGGGACGGGAAAAGAACCGGTAAAAACAATTGGGCTAATATTCACGCGGCCATTAAAACCGCGCCGCCCGGCTCCCCTCTGCATATTGCACAGGATCCCGATAACTGGGTTTGGGGTTTGCCGTATTATGGTGAGCTTGTGAATATTTTTGACCTTTTGAGCATGGGCAACGCACAGCGCACATTTGACCAAAAACAGGTTGATAAATGGACGCGCCGCCCGCGCCCCGGCGACATTAAGGATAATGAGGAAGTCATTACGGGCGACGTAATGACTATTGACGAATACAATAAGCTTTTTAATTCTGGGAATTAAATAGCGTATTTCATCTATGGAGGGTGGAAGTCTTGGCAGCAATTGAACTAGCTACTAGCTATTTGACTCTTGCGGTGGAGACTTCCACCCTTTCTAAGCAGGTATCAAAGGCTCTTAGCGGTGTAGGCTCTATCGGCACCCGCGCCGGTCGTGAAATTGGCGACGGCATGGCTAAGGGCTTCGAGCAGACAAAGAACATCGACGTTGAAGGTCTACGCGCTAAGGTCGAGAGTGCAGACCGCGCCCTAGCACAGAGTGCGGACGTTATGGCACGCAAGCGCGCGGCCGCCGCGTCCACGATCAAGCAGGCGCAGGAAAGCGTTAGCGCGGCCATGTCTAAGACCGAGGCGGCTAATGCCCGCCTGGGTGCAGCTGAAAGCCGTCTTAGCGCGCTTCGTGCTAACGGTGGTAGTGCGGATGCTATCGCGCGTGCTGAGGCGGCGGTTCATAGCGCGCGTGCTAGTGTTTCGACGGCGACTAGTGGGCAGATTGGTGCTGAACAGCGCCTTGTGAGTGCCCGTGAAAAGTACACGAGCATTTCGCGCGCGGCGGTCTCTCAGACTACGGCGCACGCTCAGGCTTTGCAGTCGGCTAAGGCTAACCTCAAGGAAGCGGAAGCGGCGACCGGCGCGCTTGGTGGCGCGACCGAGAAGGCAACCGGGCATTTTGCCGGTTTCCGTAACGCTTTCTCCAAGTCGTTTAGCGGTCTACGTGGCACCGTAGACAAGGAGATGCAGGCGGCGTTTAGCGGCGTGACCGCGCAGGCAGAGCACGCCGGGCGTGAGAGTAGCGGCAAGTTTAAGAGCGCGTTCACCGGTACCATTGCCGCCGCCGGCGGCCTCTTTGCGGGCGTGGGTATTTTCAACGCTGGTAAGGACGCACTGTTTAAGGCGGGCGATCTGGAACAGTCGGTAGGCGCTGTTGATGCTGTCTTCAAGAACAGCGCGGATAAGATGCACGCTTACGCGGCCGCCGCGTCTAATACCGTGGGCATCTCCGAGAACGCCTATAATGAGCTGGCTTCCGTGCTGGGTGCATCGCTGAAAAACGGCGGTACGAGCATTGACGAGCTAGGCGATAAAACTAACAGCCTTATCGGCCTAGGCGCTGACCTCGCATCACTCTACGGTGGCACGACGAAAGATGCAATTGATGCAATTTCGTCCGCTCTTCGTGGTGAAATGGATCCCATCGAGCGCTACGGTATCTCGCTAAATGATGCCGCGCTCACCGCTAAGGGTCTAGAAATGGGTATCCAGAAGACCGGCGGCGCGTTTACGACTCAGCAGAAGCAGCTCATCACTCAAGCGCTGTTGTTCGAGCAGTCTAAGGATGCACAGGGCAACTTTGCGAAGGAATCCGACACGTTCGCTCATAAAATGCAGGTTGCTAATGCCCGCCTGGAGGATATGAGTACCAAAATCGGCGGTGCCATTCTCCCCGTGGTCGTAAAGGTCATGGACGTGTTCGGTAAGGCTCTCGCTCCGGTGCTGGATGAGGTAGCGGGCGGCTTCCGCGCGTTCGGCGCGTCTTGGGAAAAGTTCGACGGCGATATTACGAGCGCCGGTTTTCCTGGGTTTATGGAGGCGGCGGGATTTATCGCGCGTAATGTTTGGGAAACGATTAAAAACGCTTTCCAGAATGGCATTATTCCGCTGTTCCGTGACCATGTTATGCCTGTGCTGGATACTGTCGGTACGGCATTTATTGACTTTTTCAAGGGAATTTATGGTTTTCAGGATTACGGCGAACCGGTAAGCGTATTTAACCAAATCGGCGGCGCTATTCGCGATATTGGTAAATGGCTTATCGAGAATGTCGGTTTGTGGGCGCCGTTTGCCGCTGGTATTACGGCAGCTTTCACCGCGTGGAGCACGTATCAGAAAACGGTGATGCTGGTTAAGGTAGCGCAGGAGGCGCTAAACGCGGCATCGGCGGCTTTCTCCAAGACTAACGTTATTTTGGTCGTTATCGGTCTGATTATCGGCGGCCTTGTCCTCGCATATAACAAAATCGGCTGGTTTAAGGATTTTGTAGACGGCGCAATTAAGGTTATTGGCGACGTTTTTGTTTGGCTGTATGAAAATGCAGTAAAGCCCGCGTTTGAATGGATTGTCGAGGCAATTAAGGGCGTAATTGATTGGTGGAATACCTCATTTGTGCCCGCTTTCAATGAAGGCGTAAAAATTGTTGGCGACGTTTTTAACTGGCTGTACGAGAACATTGTTAAGCCTGTATTTGATGGCGTAAAGGGCGCAATTGAAGGCGTTGTAGACTGGTGGAACAATTCGTTTGTTCCGGCGTTTGATGCAGGCGTTAAGGCTGTCGGTGCCGTCTTTGAGTGGCTTTACAATAATGTTGTAATGCCTGTCTGGACGGCGATTAAAACCGTTATCGCCGTGGTTATTGCGGTCATTCTTACCATTTTCGACGGCTTGAAGGCTGTCGTGGAGAATGTTCTAGCACCTATTTTCAAGTGGCTGTACGAAAATATTATTATTCCGGTCTGGAATGGAATTAAGGATATTATTTCCGGTTTCCTGGATTGGTTTAATAACACGCTTGTGCCCGCCGTGAAAACCGTTATTGATATTCTGGGTAATATCTTTAATTGGCTCCGTGATAACGTCGTAACCCCCGTGTGGAATGGCATTAAGGGCATTATTGACGGCGTGGTGCAGTGGTTCAATAACACGGTAGCGCCGCTATTCCAGACTGCATCTAATATTATTGGCGACATTTTTAATTGGCTGTGGAATAATGTTGTTTCCCCGGTGTGGGAAAACATTCGCCGTGGTATTGATATTGTCGTTCAGTGGTACAGCGGCGTTGTGCAGCCGCTCATTAAGTCGGTTACCGACGCTATCGGCTCTGTATTCCGCTGGCTGTACGAGAATGTTGTTAAGCCCGTCTGGGATTCGATTCAGAATGTCATTAGGGCGTTTACTGACTTCTTTAATGGCGTTATTTTCCCGGCGATTAAGGGCACTATTGACGCTATTTCGTCCGCGTTCCGCTGGTTGCTGGATAATGTGGTACGCCCTGTTTGGGACGGTATTCTAGGCGTTATTCGTGGCGTGTGGGAAAACGGCATTAAGCCCGTTTTTGACGCGCTAACTAATTTCGTTACCCGGACTATCCCGGACGCGTTCCGTAATGCTGTGGACGCTATCGGTCGTTTCTGGAATGGCATTGTTGATGTTGTGAAGCAGCCGGTTAAGTGGGTTTTGCAGACCGTCGTTAATGATGGTTTCATCCGTAACTTTAATAACCTTGCAGGCACTTTCAATATCGGCAAAATCCCTGAGATTAATCTCTCTGGATGGGCGACCGGTGGTTACACTGGACGCGGCGGAAAATATGAACCGGCGGGTATTGTTCACCGTGACGAGTTTGTTATCCGCAAGGAATCGCGGCAGCGTTTCGAGCGCGAAAACCCCGGCGTACTGGATCATCTGAACCGTACCGGTGAGCTACCGACCGCCGCGCTTGTTGGTGCTGGTGCCCCGCGTGTCGGTGAATCCTACGCCGCGCCGTTCGGTGTGCGTGATTCGTCGGTGCCCGGCTTCGATATCGGCGGCATGATATCCGACGCTATCAACACTGGCGTAAACGTTGTGAACGCTGGTGTGAATGCGGTTCGTGAGCTTGCAGGCACGGCGGCGGGTAAGGTTTTGGACGTGGCTATCACCCCGGCTAAGAACCTTATTGCTGGCATTGCCGGTCTTTTCCCCGGTTATGCCGGTGATGTGATGAAGGGCGGCGGCGACGCTATCCTAGACGGCGCTAAAAACTGGGTTGTGGAAAAGCTCAAGGGTAAGGACGAGCACGGCCGGGACGCGGCAAGCGCTCACGCTGTGGCACCGTCCGGCGGTGGCGTTATGCGCTGGCGTGACACGGTTGTTCAGGCGCTGGGTATTGCCGGTTTGCCCGCTACCGACGCTTATGTCAATGCGTGGCTTTCGCAGATTCAGAGTGAATCTAACGGCGACCCGAACGTCACACAGAGCGGGTATGTCGATATCAATACGATTACGGGCGACCTCGCAATGGGTCTAGTACAGGTGATTGGTGCGACGTTCGCGGCTTTCCGTGACCCGTCGCTCCCGAACAACCGCCTAGACCCGTTGGCTAACCTTGTGGCTGGTATGCGCTACGCAACCGCGCGCTACGGATTCGGCGGGCAGCTTGGCGTTATTGGTCATGGCCACGGCTACAGCGGCGGCGGTCTGGTGAATGGGTCTACCGCGTTTAAAAACGCGGTCGTTCCTTCTCTTTATGACCGAGGCGGTAAGATAAATAAGGGCGTGCAGGTGATTGACCATCGCCGCGCTACCCCGGATTACGTGCTCACTGATTCGCAGTGGCGCACTATGTACAGCATCGCGAATAATACCGCTTCGAGCACCACCAATAGCGGTGTGACCATTGGTAATGTCTACGGTCTGGATGCTGTGGACGTGGCAGAGGAGATTATGAAGCGCAAGCGTCGAGAGGAGTTGTTGAGTGCCTGATATGAGTAAGCCCGCCCCTACGCTGTATTTGCACGCGGGCGGCCTGGACGGTGAGGTTTTCAACTTCTCATCTGTCGCTACTACGGCGTTTACCGCGCTAGAGGGTTTGGACGGTTTCGGTATCCCCGAGCCTGACTGGCGCACGGTGCAGCGGAACGACGGCGGCGGCTCTTATGTGCGTTCGCTCCGTTTGAAAGAGCGTGAGCTGTTTATTCCGCTCATGATTTGGGGTGAATCGCAGGCGGAATGTCTGGCTAATTGGGACGCACTGGTTGCCGCTATGAATCCCCGGGTTGGTGAATCCTCCGTGCTGGAGGTTCGCCGCCCGGGGCAGGCACCCCGCTTTATAAATGTCGTTTATAAATCCGGTCTAGGCGGTAAATTCGGTGAAGACTTTAGGGGATGGTACTACAAGGTAGGCTTGACTCTAATCGCTCATGATCCGTATTTTTGGGGATCTGACAAGGCGATTAGCTGGAATGTGCGAGGCAATTTCAAGCCGTTTATTAGCGGCGGCGAAATGGTGAAGACACACAAGTTTTTCCCCGTGATTCTGTCGCCGTCCGTGGTGAATGGTAGCCGTGAGATTACGATTAGCGGCGACGTGGATTCAGCCCCTGTCTGGCAGATTACCGGCGCGGTGACCGACGTTAGGGTTACGAACGTTGAGACCGGCGAATCATTCAGTATCACGGGCAGCATTGCGCCAGGCGAAACTATTACGATTGACACTACCGTTTTTGATATTTACTCGCAGAATGACCGTTCGGGTGCGCTCTGGGATAGGCTAACCACGGATTCTGCGCTATTCCGTCTAGGCACAGGCAGGCACACGATCAAGGTTACCGGCTCCGGCATGGACGAGCGTTCAGAAATCGCCTTGATTTATAAGCCCCGCTACGTGAAGGGAATCTAAACCGAATGTCCGTTCAGGTTTTGATGAGGGATGAGAATTACAGGCCGCGCGGCTTTCTCATCGCGTCTAAGGTTGAGATGATGCGCCGTCTCAACCGTCCCGATACTTTCATTGTGAATGTGTCGACAGAGTCGGCGCAGCAGGCGACCCGCCTACGCGAGGGATGGGGGCTTGTCGTGCAGGACGGCAATTTTAAGGTGTCCGGTGTAATTACACAATTTTTCCGCACGGCCAAAGATAATAATCTTGAGGTTGAGGTGACGTGTACATCTGAGCTGGCGTTCCTAGGTGACCGCTTGACGTATCCAGACCCGGCGCATGAGGAGACACAGCAGCAGGCCGCCCGCTGGCAGGAACGCGGCGCGTGCGAGACCGTGATTAAAAATCTTGTCGCTAAAAATCTTGGTGTCGAGGCGCTGGAAGCCCGCCGTATCCCTGGGTTTGGGGTTGCGCCGTCTCAGGGGCGCGGTGGTGATGCCTCCGTGGATACCCGCCTAAAGAATCTTCTTGATGTGGTGGAGCCTATGGCGACTAGCGCGGGTTTGCGAATGAACGTTCAGTTTTCACCGGGCGCTCTAACGTTCGACACAATCCCGACACGTAATCTATCGCGCCGCGTGCGCCTTTCCTGGGTTTCCGGTGAGGTTATCGGCTGGGAAATGACCGACCGCACCCCGTCTGTTACCGCCGTTATCGTCGGCGGACAGGGCGAGGGCGTGGACAGGCGGCTAGACGCTAGGCAGCGTTTGGATTCGTGGCGGCGACGCATCGAGATTTTTAAGGATAGGCGAGATACTGATGACGCGGGCGCGCTAGAAAAGACCGCTAACGAAGAGCTGAACAAGGGCATTAGCGAACGCATCATGAAGGTCACCGTACAGGAAAGCGACACGCGAAAATTCGGTGTTGCCTTTGACGTTGGCGACACTATCACGCTAGATGTGGCACCAAATGTCACACCTTATGATTCTCGCGTGGTAGAGGCTAAAATTATGTGGAGTGACAACATGCGCACCGTGGAGCTAACCGCCGGGGCGTTGGATTTGACGCTCTCACAGGAACGCATCGAGCGGTTGCGCCGTGAAATTGCGCAGCTGGCAACCGTCTAAGGAGGGCGAAAATATGGCAGGTGAACGCATTATTACGGGCGTGCGCACCGTAGAAGAATCTTTCCCCGTGGTGAACAAGCCGCTGACGGGTGAGCAGTGGAGCAGTGTCACCACGGCGCTAGGAAATGGCACGATAGACGAGGGTACCGGCGACTACCGAATCAGCTTTGACAATGCTTCAAATTCGGTTTATGTTGATCCGCCTAACCCGCCTGGTTTTGCGCACGCTACCGTGGGTGGGTATTATCACCGCATTTACGGGCGTGTGTCTTTGCCGTGCCCGCCGGTTACCACCACCACAACCTACATTTTGGCTATCGTGCTAGACCCGCTCCGACAGGATACCGAGCCGCTTAAGCTTGAGCTTTTTAAGGCACCTATTGATTACAGCGGAAATAAGAAGTTCCTTGTGTTCTGTGAGATTATCCGCAAGCCTAACGAGCTTCTTTCACAGGCCAAGGTGAATATTAAGAAGCCCCGTGTTTCCCCGTCTATTGACGTTCAGGACTTCGATAATTTGCCGCCCGCTAAAACGCAGCCTTTCGGCACTATCGCCTACGTGAATAGCGAACGTTCGTTCTATCGCCGTTCGGCTGTGAATGGCTCCGGTGAGACGTGGGCACGTGTGGCAGGCTCTAGGCAGACCCCGACTAATTTTATGCCTGGTTGGATTCCGTCGCCTAGCACGCCTAATAACGTTGGTATTGTTACCACCCCTATTTCTGATGGTTTTTTCTGTCAATATTCCGGTATTTTGTCCCGTAATGCTTTTGATTATCGGGTGGGGCGTGAATGGTCTGTTTTGGGTGTTTTGATTCCTGAGAATTTGCGGACTAAGAAATATACTGAGACTATTTTCCCGGCTCTGTGGAATACTAAGGCTTCCGGTGTTTTCCCGGTGATTTGCCGTATCAATTTCATGGAGGGCTATATTAGTATCCGTGCAAATAGCGATATTACCGTTCCTATTGAGAGGCATGGTGAGCTGCATATCCCGGCTGTTTCCTGGGTGTCGGATAAGTCGAATATTATTGAATGGTGATTATTCATGGCTAAGATTACGGCGCGTTTCAGCACGCCGGGCGGCAAGCCCTACCGTGGCAGGGTGGTTTTTTCCCCGCTTGCGGACGTGGTTCTAGGCGCGCGGGGCGACCGCGTGAATATTTTGGTTGGTGACTTCGAGGCTCCCCTAGACGCTACGGGGTTCTTCTCGATTGACCTACCGCCCGGCCAGTACACGGCGCGGTTCAAGATTGACAATGCGGATAGCGGGCAGGTGGGAAAGATTAGAGACGTACTAATCACGGTCAAGAGCGATTCAACCCTAGCGGATTTGATCGCGCCGCCGCCCGCCGCGCCGCCCGCCGGGGCTATCCGAGTAAATGAACAAGACCTAGCAAATGGAGTGATCGCGTAGTATGGCACGATACGGCGATATTGTCCTAGTGACATTGGATGAAAATAACGAGCTGGAGGGCGACGCGCTAAAGCATGTCGAGCGTGTAGCAGCAGAGGCCGCCGCTACCGCCGCCGCGTCTAAGTTGGACGCTACCGCTTTTGCGGATTATATGGCGCAGGCGCAGGCGCGCGGGGTGACCGCGCCGGTGGAAAATCGTAGCGCGTCCCTGAACGCCGTGACTGAATTTAACGCAGACCCCACGGGTTCGGTGGATTCTACGGCGGCGATTAACCGCGCTATCCAGCAGGCGGCAGAGCACGGCGGCGGTACCGTGCATCTACCGGCGGGCGCCTATAAGGTGAGCTACCCGTTTATTGAGCTGCTTGGTTCGGTTCACTTGCAGGGCGCGGGTCGAGAGTCCACCACTCTGTTTGTGGATACCGCTGTACCGGTTCCGGTGAAGACCGCCGTTATTCATGCGGGCAATTATGACGAGCCGCGCCGTGGCACCGGCAATATCCTCATGGGTGTTAGCGACCTTTTCATCAAGTCTGAGTATCCGCTCCGTGAGCACACTACCAATATCCCCGCTAATGTCGGTGGCGTTGTTTTTCACACTGAGCTAGGGGTGAATCCGCACGAACCGGACGGGGCGCACCGCATCGAGAATGTGATTATCTGGGACATGGCCTATGGTATCGCCCTGTTTGGTCTGGATGACCAAGCGTGCCAGGTGCGGAACGTGCGTGTTCGTCGTACCCGTGAATTTGGTGTGTGCGTGGGTAAGCCTTTGGAGCACCCGCGCGCGAAGGTGGACGGAAAGCGCGAGACAGGCGCGGGCGACAATATCCTAGATGCGGTGGACGTTAGCGGCGCGAACATTAGCGGCGAGGGATTCGCAGGCATCGAGTGCTACACCACGAACACCACGTTTACCGCGTGCAAGGCCTGGTACAACCGCCGCTCTAATAGCGGCGTAGAGGGCGCTAAGGGTTCCATCTGGGATACCAAGGGCACCAATGCAGAGCACCCGCACGCACCCATCAAGAACGGCGCAGGGTTCTACATTCACGGTGGACGCAACATTTTCACCGGCTGCACAGCGCAGGAAAACGGCGGGCATGGCTTCGCTATCGTGGGTACCGCTAATCAGATTGTCGGTTGCCGCGCCGCGTCTAGCTCATGGTGGGATACATCAGGTAAGGCACCGAATAGCGCAGCTGATTTTTTCATCGCAAACTGGGCGTGGGGTTTGGTCATGACCGGAAACATCGCACAGTCCGAATACGGCGAGAAGACCGGCGCAAAGCACGGCTACTTCTTCGAGTCATGGGGACATGACATTATCGCCCGTGGTAATGCCGCTATTGCACAGCCTACCGCGCTAAAGGCGGGTAGCATGGGTAAGAACGTTATTATTGAAGTCAATCAGGAAACCGTGAAGGGGGCATAGCATGGCGTTGCAGTATGGCCGCGTTGTGGCTAAGTTCGCGACATTTCAGGATGGGCACACGCCCGTAGGCACGGTCGAGTTTGTGCCGTCTGATTGGGTTACCGAGAGCGGCATCATTCACAGCCCCGCGCCGGTTATCGGCTATATCCGTGAAGATGGGCAGCTCTACGGTTCCGAGAAGGCTTACGCCTCCGAGACCCCCGGCGTGAAGCTTCTTGTCTCCGACCCTAAGCACCCGGCGCGATACGTCGCTACCCCGCGTCTGTATGATCCGATAACCGGCGCGGGTATTCCCGCCCGCGCGTTCGAGTTCGAGATTAGGGCAGGCGCTACCGGTGAGATGGTGGAAGACCCGAGCGGCGGTGTCCGTGTCATCTCATCGAATGATGGTTTGTGGACTCTTGAGGTACCGGCGGGCGCGTCTATCGTCGCTGTCGGTGATGGTCGATACGAGGCGCGCGGCCTATCTGTGGCCGCTGGTGCTGATGGTTCCTGGGTGATTGGAAGGGAAAGTTAGGTATGGCACAGGCTGAAATTCGTGGTTTGCTGGAGGACGGGCGCGCCCCGTCCGCTCTGAAAGCTGAAATTCAGGAGATGATTACCGCCGCCGCCGGTGGTGGTGTCACCACTGAGACAGTCGCTAAGGCTCTAGGCGTGGCTATTGTGCGCAGCACTACCCGCCCGCCCGATACCATGCACGGCGTGCCCGTGATTTGGGTTAATCCCGCGCTGGAAGGTGCGCTACAGCCGGTACCCACGTTCACGCTCAAGGAGAACGGCGCTATTCTGGAGATTGAAACGCCTAACCCGGCTGGTGGTGCAATGAATGACAACCTATGAGCTAGTCACTAGGGCGGGCGTTGAAGCTGAGGTAGCTAGGCAGACGGCACGATTTGAAACGCGAGAAAAGAACTTCGGTTTCAAACCGGGTGAGCATTATTATTCCCCGGTAACTTACACATGGCCGGACTTTTATAATGGCGCTAATTCTAAATGGGCTAAATTCCTTGAATTTGGTAACACCCTGGGTATTGTCATTCTGAATAGGTCTAGTGGTGATTGGCTTTCTAAGCGCCCGGATATCGACTTTGCGACTCAGGGTTCTATGGCGCTTAGCGCGGGTGCCCGGCGTGTTTCGTTCTATATCAAGACGCGACATGGCGCTATGTTCGAGGGTATGCCTGTTTCTTATCGGGATAAGATCGCGACGAATCTAAACGTTGATTTGTCCGCTATTACGCCTTTTACCGAAGATTTTATTATCGAGTCCGCGCGGGCGGTCAAGAATGATTATCCTGATATTCCGGTTAATATTTTTCTTGATGAAACAAACCCGTGGATTGACATGGATTTGCAGAATAAAATCATTGAAGCTTACGTACGGCTTTATAACCGGCTAAAGCGTGAGCTTGGTAATGATTGTTTGATTATTATCAATCCTGGTTCTAATACACCGGCTTCTATGATGGCAGCGTGTGATGTGGTGCTGTCCTATGAGTCGAACGCGGCGAAATATCTAGACCCTGGCACTCAATGGATTCACCCCGAGCATTACAAGGGTTTCCCGTCGTGGCGTTTCTGGCACGTCATTCACGGTGCGACCCCTGAGAATATTGATGCGGTGTTCGCTAAGGCGGATAGCCTGGGTATCGGGCATTTGTACGTTACCGACCGCACATTCAAGGTGGGCGGCGGTAGCGAGGACGAGCCAGAGGAAAACCCCTACGATAAGCCGCCGTCTCAGTGGGTCGAGAATCGAGTGAAGGCGTGGATTGGTGGCACGTTGCCGTTTGAGAAGCGCCTATCTGCATTGGAGGCAAAGATTAAGGAATTGGAGGCAAAGCATGTCTAATTTTCGTATCCCGACCCTGAACGCGGCGGGTGAGTTCACCGGCTCCGCCCTGGCACACATTCAGAAGGTGGCGAGCGCGGCGGGCGGCGGCGGCACCGCTACCGTGCGAGATACCGGGTGGCGACGCGTCGAGTCGCCTAACCTCGCGTCCGGTTCCGTGTTTTTCCGCCGTGTCGATAATCTCGTTTCTGTTACGGTTCGCGGCGGTTCCTGGGATACGGCTACTATTAAGCCGTCGGCCTCGCGCACCCCTAACGGTAGTCCGTTCGGTGATCTGAATTATCGTGCCCGCCTCGCGATTAACATTCTCCCGGGCTTCCGTGCGCTAACCCCCGTCGTTGCGCCCGTGATGACTGACGACGGCGAACCGGTGGGCATGCTGATTATGTCGAATCCGTCGGACGGCAACCGCCTGTCATTCCGCGGCTTCCGTAACGGCCAGAAACAGGATGTAGCAAACACCTATTTGCGGTTCCCTATTCTGACGTGGATTACGTCCGAGGATTGGCCTACCGAACTACCGGGCGAACCGGCTTAGCCCCTGGTTTGGGGTGGGTGTATCATGAAAAAGAATATTCATTCTACAGAAAGAAACACCTATGCCGCCTAATTTTTTTGACCCGCTGGCGGCTAGCTTCTGGGACATGCTACAACTGGCTATCGGTGCAGGTGTAACCACGCTAACCATAAAATTTAGTGGCTGGCAGTCCACAAAGAAAAAGGAGCTAGCAGAGCGGCGGGTAAAAGATGCCGAGATTATGGCGCGCCTGGATGAGCTGGCAAATCAGAGCCAAGCGGTTAAATCAGAGGTCAAGAATAGCCACGGCACAAATTTGCGCCATGATTTGGACGTGGCTATCAAGAGTGCTACCGAGGCACGCGATAATTCGACGCAGGCGCTAAAGATTGTCAAGCAAATTAGCGATTCTTTGGAGTCGCTAACCGTCGATTTTCGGGAATCTAAGCGTGAGCATATTGATTTTCGCGAGCGCCATAATCAGAGCACGGAAGAGATTCATGACCTCAATAAGCGAGTGAACGCTCTATTTTCTGCACAGAGCAAGAAGGAGAATAACCATGAGTAACTATGTGGACATTACCCACTGGAACGCCACGTCTTTCACGGCGGCGAACCGCACCATTGACGATATCGACACTATCGTCATTCACCATTGGGGTGTGGACGGTCAGCGCTTTGATGATGTGTGCCGTTTCTTCCAGAATGGCCCGGGTACTAGCGCTCATTATGTTGTGGAAGCTGGTAAGTGTGCGCAGCTGGTCGAATTGAAGGATATCGCGTGGCACGCGGGCGATTGGAACGCGAACGCGCGTTCTATTGGTATTGAGTGCCGCCCTGAGATGAGTGATGCGGACTTCGAGACTCTGGCGCACGTCATTGCGGATATCGAGACCTACTACGGCAAGAGCTTCTATATCCACGGCCACAAGGACTACTTTAATACCGCGTGCCCGGGTCGATACTACGATCAGCTGGATCACCTCATCGACCGTGTGAATGAGATTGAAGCGGGCATTGATAACGCGCCCGCTCCGCTGTCTCATGATGAGGTGGCCGAGAAGCGCGCCGCCTGGGAAAAGCTCATGAAGGAGCTGGAAGAGGCTAAGGCCGCCGGTGTGGAAGTCGGTAAGTGCCTGGCACAGGTAAACTAGACCGTTCGTTCTATTTTTGGAGGTTCAATCATGAATGAGACTCAGCGTAAGGCGATCTACGCCTTTGTTACCGCGCTTATCCCCGTTGGTATTGTGTACGGCATCGTGACTCAGGAGCAGGCGGCGGTTATCGTCCCCGCTATCCTGGCTGGCCTGTCGCTTATCATGGCTTATGTGCATGTGCCCGCGCCGGGCGAGAAGCAGCAGAACGCGCCCGCCGTGGACGATAGCGAGCGCGGCGACCTGTAAGCGTGCTATAATATCGGTGTTCCTTAAATTGTTCCAGTGATGGGATGTTGAGAGAATATCGGTGGAGTGGTCACACTGTCGGGTGTTGACTCAGAAGAAACCCCCTAGTTTGTGGTATAGCTAGGGGGTTTCTTTTTTGCGTGCTAGGTGAAGTCCCGCCGGTTAGCCCGTACTACGAAGGTTTGCGGTGTGAATCCGTCGTATGTGGCTAGGTAGCGGGGGTACCGGGTGCGACACAGCATCTCTACCATATCGCCGCTAAACTTCGTGGCAATGACACGGTACCGTTCGCCGGTCTCCGTCTCATAGCTGGTTACCCATTCCGAGGCGGTGAAGCCGGGGTACTTAGTGGCGACCGCCCCGCCGTACTCATAGCCGCGTTCTTCGAGGTCTAGCGCCATTAGTACGCCCCCCGTCCTAGCGCATTTTCTAGCGTGTCCAGATCTTCCAGCAGACCGGGCAGCTTGTAGCCTTTATTGAGCTGATAACCAAGATCAAGCAGTTTCACGATTACGGTTACTTGCAGGCCGTGGGGGTTGTGATGGATTTTGCGGATGAACCGGGCGGCGGCTTCCAGAGCGCCGGGCGACGGGGCAGGCGCACCCTCAAGGTGCAACTCTAGGCACCGGCGGGCTTTGCGAATATCCTCCGCGCCGCCTTTCTTCTTGCATCGCCAGACGTATTTTATGGCCGCCCCCAAAAAGTAGGGCGCTTCCATGATGAGGGGTTCGAGGGCTAACCCCTGGATTTTCCCGTAGTGTGCCGGGTTGATCGGGTCGTTAGTCATCGAGGGTTTCCCTTTCGAGTTCAAGCAGGAAAGTGCGAGCGTTTAGCGCCTTAAGTTGGATATAGGGCGGCTGGGTGGTATCGGCGAGAATTGCGGTGAGCCGGTCAATGGTTGCCGTGTACGGGCTTTCAGTCTTGACCGGCGCGGGCTTTGCCTTAGCCGCCTTAGCGGGCTTTACAGGCGCAGGCGCCAGGTACGCGGCGGTGAGAGCCTTTACGGTGCTATCTACCGCCTTACGCGCCTTGATGCGACCGGGCGCACGGGATGCCTTGAGAAATTCCAGCGCCTCCGCGTAGGTGAAATGCCAGGCCGCGCTAGTAATCTTGATGCCCGCGTCCCCTACGGTGTTAGGCGGGTAGTTGAATTTTTCGCCGGTGCCCGGGTGGTTTGCCAGGTAGGACTTTAGGGCTGCACCGGGTGCCTTGATGCCCGCCGCTTGGAGCAGGGCAAACGCGCGAATCCAGATTACGCCGTCATCTTCGACGTAGAAGGTCACGGGCTTGTTGTTGATGGTTTCGCAGTAGAAACGGGGCAATTTAGCGCTTCCTTTCGTTGTAGATTTGGGTGAGGTGGATGTGTACGCCGGGGTTTTCGCCGTATTCTTTGGTGGCTTCTAGCTTGTTGCATCGTGCGTCATCTTCGATAATGCCGCCACTGGTAAGCGAGTCAAAGACCGCGCGGGTGAGCTTGTCAATGTCTGGCTTTACGGCGTGTATCGGGTCTAGCGTGCCTTGGAAGAGCGCGCCGCTCTTAGGCTCCGTGAATACAAATCGTAGCGAGGCTTGGAATGCTCCGACGATTAGGGGCGCTCCGAGTGCCTGGCTGGTCTTGAGGTGGTGTTTTTGCATGGTCTCGCGCCACGGCTTAGTCCGTGGATTATCCTCAACGACACGCTTTCCGTAAGTGCGTTTAGAGCCTTGGGGTACGGGTTTCCCGGGGATGAAGGTTTTGTAGTGCATCGGCTGGTTTTCCTTCCTAACATTTACACTATAAACCTAGATGCAGGGTGGACGCAAGGCTAGACACTGTGAGTATAGTCACTGTCACGGGTTGGGTTCACGTGTCGCATGTATGCTAGAATTAAAGTAACAACCGGGAATTGTTACATTTTCAATGTCTCCTTTTTATGTTGTTTGGGTTTAAAAAATACCCCCCTAGATGGTCCTTAACGGTTATTCGAAGGGGGTATTTTTGTGCCCAAAAACAGCAGGTAACCCCTAGTAAAAAAGACACCCCTACCAAAATATACCTAGGGTTATTTTACTAGGGGGGGTAGGGTTATTTTAC